GCGATCATAGCCGCGCGCCTGAGCTGTATCGGCTGAACGGCGCACGCAGTCCGTTCGTGCGTCAGGGTGAGGTGGTCAATGCCTACGCAAAATAACCCCCTGCCTGACACTGTCGAGCTGCTGGTCGGCGGCCAGATGCAGGGCGACTGGTCGGGCTACGAGGTAGATTCCGACCTGCTCACGCCTGCCGATGCCTGGCATGTCACGCTGGGCATGTCCATGAACCTTTTGGCCGGGCACCCGTCTGCTGGCCAGATGCCGCCGGATGTGGTCGCCGGTGCGCCGGTGGTGGTCAAGATCAGCGGTGATACGGTGATGACCGGGCGTATTGATGAGGTCAGCCACCAGGTGACTAAGTCCTCGCATACGCTGACGATCTCCGGGCGCGACGGGGCGGCGGTTTTGCTGGATTGTTCGGCACCGATTTTCACCGCGCAGATGGCCAGCTTGCAGGAGATTGTCATCAAGGTGGTGCGCCCGCTGGGGATTACTAAAATCCGCCTGGATGCGGCAGCAATACGAACTCGCGAGAAGATCAGCGTCGAGCCGGGAGACAGCGCCTGGGATGTGCTGTCCCATGCTGCCGAGGCCAACGGGCTGTGGCCGTGGTTTGAGCCGGATGGCACGCTGGTGATCGGCGGCCCCGATTACAGTCAACCCGTCTCGGCCACGCTGGTGCTGCGCCGGGACGGGATAGGCAATAACGTGCTGAGCCTGGATAAAACTGAATCGGTCGCGGAACGCTATTCGCAGGTGACGGTGCTGGGGCAAACCCACAGCACCAGCCTTGAACAGGGTAAAAATGCTTTGCAAGCGACTGAAAAAGATAGTGGCATGAGCTGGTATCGGCCAAAGATCATCACCGACCATGAGGCTGATAATGCGGCGATTTGTCGCGACCGGGCGCGCAAGCTGATCTCGGACAGTCGCCTGAAGGGGCTGACGCTGACCGCGACGGTGCAGGGGCATCGCATCACCAGCACGGACGGCGCAGGCAACGGCATGCTGTGGACCCCCGGCCAGCGGATTTATGTGGTGTCCGAGCCGCATGGCATTGCGGCGATCTATTTCCTGATGGCGCGCAAGTTCACCCGCTCGCGTAACGAGGGCACGCGCACCACGCTGACGCTCAAGGAAGACGGTGCCTGGCTGCTGGATGCGCATCCGCACAAGAACAAGCACCGGCGCGGCAAGAACGACAGCACGCCGCACGTGCAAATTTCGGATGCAACCCAGCCATGATCAAGACAGTAGACAACCGTATCCAGCGCGCCCTGAGCGGTATTCGGCTGGCGTTTCGTGGCGTGCTGACGCTGGTGAAATCTGCCGGTGCGGTGCAGCTGGTGCAGCTCGACGGGATGAGCGGCGAGCAGTTGCAGGACGCGGAGCTTATCCAGCAGTTTGGCTTTACCAGCAATCCACCCGCCGGGACAATGGCGATTGTGTTGCCGATCGGCGGTAAGACGGCGCACGGCATTGTCATCGCTACCGAACACGGCACGCTGCGTCTGAAAGGCTTGGCTAGCGGCGAGATGGCGATCTACAACCAGTGGGGTGATCACGTGACCCTGTCAGCAGACCGGCGCATGAAAGTGGTGTCTTCGCTGGCCGTGGACATCACTACCCCGACCGTTAATATGAGCGGCAATCTTAACGTTGCGGGCAGCATCGTGGCGCAGCTGGACATCAGCGACCACGGCAATAAAACGATGCTGGGTATGCGCACAACCTACAACGCCCATACTCATAGCGACCCGCAAGGCGGTAGCGTCGCGCCAACGGGCAATCAGATGTAATTTTGGAGTGCGCAGCCTCGGCTGCGCCTGGCAGCGTCATGTCGGTGCCGGAACAAAAGTTTTATGTGCCGCTGCACACCATAACGCAACCGAGGTTGCGTACTCCATAGGAAGATATTCCGCCTTAACTGCCCTCCCATGCGCGCGTAAGCTGCGCACATGGACATCCTGATCAACCCTCTGACTCAAGATTATTTGCTGCAAGGTGGCGTGTTGAATCACGACCCGGCAGGCGGGCTGGCGAATAGTTGTTTCATGCGCCTGAGCATTCCGTTGGGCAGCTACTGGGCGGATAAGACGCTGGGTAGTCGCTTACATGAGTTGCAGCGCGAAAAGGACCTTGCCCGTGTGGCGATTCTCGCCAAACAATACGCCGAAGCGGCACTGGCACCTGTGCTGGCCGCTGGTCGTGCCAGCCGGATCACCGTTACCACGCAGCGTACCGCCAGCCGCTTGAGCCTGTTGATCGAGGTGCTGGCCTCAACCGGGCAAACCTTGACCTTCCAACATCCCGTCAGCGTGATCTGATATGCCCTTTACTACCCCCGATTACCGTCAAATCCGTACCGCGATCCTGCGTGACATCGCCAATCAGCGGCCTGATGCCTATGTGGGTGATGATTCCGATTTTGCGCTGCGCGCCAATGCCACCGCCTCGGCGATTGAGGGTTTATATCAGCACCAGGCCTGGGTAGCGCGGCAGATTTTCCCCGACACCGCCGACAGCGATTATCTGGAGCGCCATGCCAGCCTGTATGCGCTCAGCCGTAAAACCGCCGCCACGGCCACTGGCAGTGTGCGTCTGAGCGGGGTACAGGGCAGTGTTATCGCGCTGGGTACCGAACTCAAGTCAACCAGCGGAGTGGCGTATCTCACGACCGCAGCAGGCACGGTGGGCGCGGCGGGTACGGTGGATATTGCCGTGCAAGCCTCACTGGCTGGTGCCAGCGGCAATCAGGCTGTGGCCACGGCGCTGACGCTGAGTGCCGCACCCGCCGGGGTGCAGGCAGCCAGTACGGTGCTGATGATGACCGGCGGCACGGATATCGAGAGCGATGCCGAGCTGCTGGCACGCCTGTTGTACGAGATGCGCTTGCCGCCGATGGGCGGCGCAAAGCACGATTATTTTGCCTGGGCAATGACGGTGCCTGGCGTAGTGGATGCGTACGTATTTGCTCAACGCCGCGCGATCAATTCGGTGGATGTAGTGATCGAGGCATCCGGTGGTATACCCTCCGCACAATTGCTGGCGGATGTCACTGCTTACCTCAATACGCAACGTCCGGTTTGTGCCGATGTGCTGGTGATGTCGCCCACGCTGGTGGCGGTCAATATTGTTGCCAGTCTGACGCTATCTGGCATCACGCTGGCAGATGCGACTGCACGGATTGTTGCGCTGTTGCCGATTTATTTCGCCACGTTGCATGTCGGCGATGCCGTGCCGCGCGCCAGGCTTATCAGTCTGGTGATGGGCATCAACGGGGTGCTGGATGTCACGCTGACCAGCCCGGCGGCCAATGTGGTGGTGCTGGCGGATGCAACGCATAGCGAGCTGGCTATCCTCGGCACGGTGGCACTGTCATGACGCACGCTGATCTGCTCAAACGGCTGTTGCCTGTGGGGGTATATGACATCAACGCCGCGCTGTTGGGCGCTGATCTGGCGGCGGACGGGGCAGTGTGCGACGGCGCACAGGACTGTGCGATGCGATTGATCGATGAGGCTGATCCGCGTGTCACATCTGAGTTGCTGGCCGATTGGGAACGGGTGCTGGGACTGCCGGATAGCTGTGCGGGCGGTGCTGCCATGACGGTATCGCAACGCCGTAACCTGGTGCTGGACAAGCTGCGCAAAGTACACGGCCAGAGCCGTCAGTTCTATCTCGACCTGGCTGCGATGCTGGGCTACACCGACACCAGCATTACCGAATTTCGCCCGATGAGCTGTGGCGCGCCATGCGATCTGCCGGTGTATGGCGAGGATTGGCGCTTTGCCTGGCAGGTGAATACCGTCAACGCGCTGGCGGTTTATCAGATGCGCGTCGGCGACCCCTGCGATAGCCCGCTGCGTTCCTGGTTGAGTTCCGAACTGCAATGCCGATTGAACAAATTAAAGCCCGCCAATACCGTGGTGCTGATGAATTATGGAGTTGCCTAGATGATCCCAACCGTCCCCGTTACCGTTAACTTTGCCGATCAGAATGGCCACCCGATAGTGGGTGGTAAAGTTAGCGCCACCTTGACCCGCGACGAGTTGTATAACGGGTTCATTGTGCCGAATCAGCTCACCACGGTCAGCGATGCGGCTGGGGTCGCGGTGCTGGACCTTTTTCCCAACCAACTCGGCAGTCAGTCCAGCCAGTATATTTTCAAGCTCAGCCAGCCCGGCGGGAAAACCCTGTCGGTCACCGGTACGGTGCCAAATGCGGCTTGCACCTTGCAGAGCATCGCCACCCTGCCTGCTGCACCCGCAGCACCTATCGGTCAGCAGGCGGTGGACACGGCAATCGCGGCGATGGGCGCGGCCTCAAATTCTGCTACCGCCGCATATACCTCAGAACTGGCTGCGGCTGGATCGGCCACGGCCTCCGACACTTCGGCCACCGCTGCGCATACCTCGGAACTAGCTGCTGCCGGATCGGCCACGACCGCCGGTATCTCGGCCACCGCTGCACATATCTCAGAACTGGCTGCGGCTGGTTCGGCCACAGCCTCC